CAGATATTTCACATTGAGGGAGTTACATTTTCATACGGCATTCCGGTGTTCTTTGGCCTTGAAAACCTGTATGGGCACATCTGGAAACATTGTTCAGGAATCAACTTCATCCTTCAGGCAGCAGATGCAGGGGGGAAATCTTATGCTTATGTTAATCCGGACTGGACTACAAGGTCGGATAATAGTATAACTAATTATCAGCTTGTCGGAGAAGTCCCTCGCACGGATGGTTATATCAAGACCTTGTATCCGGGACTTAACATCACGAAAGGCAACACTGGAGGTGGGAGCAACACCTTTGTGTCTGATTATGGGTACTTCGGAAGCCTGCCAGCCTCAGGCAGCAGCCTCAGGTGCCTCTTGGTGTCTGCGCTTGCGGCTAATGGTGCGTCTGCGGGTCTTCGGCATGCGGATTCGAGCGTCGCGCCTTCGTATGCGTATGCGCTTGTCGGGGCTCGGCTTCGTGCGAAAAAACTGTAAACGAAAAAACGGAAAAAAGATAATAGGCGGGCGGTTGACGGTGCCTCTTGGTGTCTGCGAATGCGAATAATGGTGCGAATGCAGGTCTTCGGAATGCGAATTCGAACAACACGCCTTCGAATGCGAATGCGAATATCGGGGCTCAGCTTAGTGTAAAAAAATAAATCAACTGCAACCTTGCCTCTTGGCAAAAAACAACAAAATAAAAGCCGTGTTTGTAAGGATACTGAAGGCCCGGCATAATAGCACGAATGAAATGAAAAGAGTTGGCAACATATACGACAGGATCTGCTCGATAGATAATATCAGGCAGGCTTATATTAATGCCAAGAAAAACAAAAAATCAACATACGGAGTAAGGGTGTTCGATAAAGACGTTGAGGGTAATCTTCTAAGGCTACACAATGAACTCAATTCTGAAACATACAGGACAGGAGAGTATTTTATTTTCAAAAAACTGACACCAAAGGAACGCGAGATATACAGGCTTGACTTCCGTCATCGTGTAGTTCATCACGCTATTATGATTGTTCTCGAACCTGTCTGGTGCAATGTATTCACACGTGACACATACTCCTGCATAAAAGGCAGAGGCATTCATGGATGTGCCAACAGGGTGAGGCAAGACTTGAAAGACGTTGCGGGTACTCAATACTGCCTTAAGCTTGATGTGAGAAAGTTCTATCCGAACATTGATCATGATGTACTCAAGGGTATTATTCGCAGGAAAATCAAATGCACGAGAACGCTGAAGCTGCTTGATGAAATAATAGACTCTGCTCCGGGAGTGCCTATCGGTAATTTTGTATCTCAATATTTCGCAAACTTATATCTTTCATATTTAGATCATTGGTTGAAGGAGACAAAGGGCGTCAAATATTATTATCGCTACTGTGATGATATGGTAATACTGCATGCGGATAAAAGATACCTGCATGCACTTCTTACAGAAATCAAGGAATACCTCTCTGATAGGCTTAAACTACAGATAAAGGATAATTATCAGGTGTTTCCTGTCGATTCAAGAGGAGTTGACTTCGTTGGATATGTATTCTTTCACACCCATACACTGCTCAGGAAGAGCATAAAAAAGGCAATGGTTAAGAAGTCCGGAAATATTAAGTCGATGGCGAGTTATTATGGCTGGTGTAAGCACTGTAATTCAAGGAATTTACTTAAAAAACTAAAAATAGATGAAGGCATTTTCAAACAGCAGGCCACCGCTCATTCAGCAGTTAGGAGCAAATCTGTATGCGTATAATCACGACATACAGCAGAAAGAAGAGGGGTTCGAATATGAGCCTTTATATTTTTCTCACTCTCCTTCAAGAGAGGAGGTTATTAATCAGCTCGTTGTTAACTCTTATCCCTACGGGGAGGAGCTCGCAATCCAACGTAAAGGAATAGCAGACCCACAATGCTATGAGTTTACGAATTACTACAATAATGTAGAGAATATTAAGCAAAAAGTAACGCAAGAATATGAATAGGTGGGTTGATCTGAATATTCCACTCCCGGAGCGGAAGAATTTCATAGGAGAGAGAATCTCAATGTCGAAGATACTCAACAAGGATGTAGAGATAATCGACTATAAGATAGAGGACTCAAAAAAGTGCGAGGGCGGAAAATGTCTTACACTTCAGTTGCGATTTGCAGGAGAGAGCCGGGTCCTGTTTACTGGTGCTCGGTTCCTTATTAAGCAGATTGAAAAGGTTGAAAAGAACAACCTCCCTGTTGTCGTTTGTATTGTAAAACAAGAGGATGGAAGTTATTTATTTACCTAAAAACAGTAATTATGACAATCACTGACAAGATGCTGCACTTCAGCATAAGCTTTCTCACTTTTTCGACAGGCTTTCTCTATGCTCACCTGCTTGACCTTTCGCTCCTTTACTGCTATGTGACAGCATTTGTTGGAACAGTTGTTCTCGGAGTAGTGAAGGAAATAACAGACCTTAAATGGGACTGGAAAGACTTTGCAGCTGATAGCTGTGGAATAGTTGCGAGTGCTATTCTGATAACTATTTTGATGTTAATATAACCGAGGAGCGATCCTCATAAAACAATAATCATTATGAAAAAATTACTTTTATTTTTATGCGCCGCAGTTGCGTTTTTCGTAGTTCCTGTAACTGTTTTTGCACAGGAAACAGTCAATTCCGTTGTAACCACCGTAGTGGAGACAGGATTCTCTAACTACTTCATTTCCCTTGCAGCACTCGTGCCGCTCGTGGTTCTGATTGCAGCCTTCATCAACAAAAAGCTAAATATTTCAGGGTTTCTCAAACAGCTTGTTGCTTGGGCAATATCCATTCTCCTGTGTTTCGTTGGATGGTATTTTAAGCTTGGGATGTTTGCTGGCTTAGTTTGGTGGGTAGTCCTGATATATGGATTCGCGGTCGGATTAGCGGCTAACGGATTCTTTGATATAGGACTTATACAGGCTATCTTAAAAGGATTAAAACTCGAAAAGAAAAATGAGTAACGAGAAATCAAACAGAGGAACGGCACTTATCATAGTGCTGCTCCTCTTGTCCGTTTTTGGCTGTTTTTTCTTCTGGAACAAGTATAAGAATAGCAAGGTTGAGATAGTCGAGCTGAAGGCAACAAAGACGGCCCTGCTGAATGATACAGTAATGTATTATCAAGCAAAAAATGGCCAGTTGGTTGCTGAAGTGGAGAAGGTAACGCTCGAAAAGAAAGAGTTGGATTTATATAGCACTAAAATCCGTGCAGACCTGAAAAACATGAAAATAAAGCTCAGGGATGCGGAGATGTATATTTCTACTCAGACAACAACCAACGTGAAGCCCCCGGACATTCCACTCAGAGATACAATATTCATTGAGAAGGAAAAACCCGTTTTCGGAAAATCGTTTGCTTGGTCAGATGAATGGGGAGGCATGGGAGGTATAATTTACAATGATTCGGTTAAGCAACCTTATTATTATTCAAAAGACAGTATAACGGCAGTCGGGACAAAGATTTATAAATACAAGTTCCTCGGCCTAAGATTCAAGGTCATAGGAGCTACATTAAAAATCACAAATGCAAACCCGAACAGTACGGTTTCAGCACCGAAATATGTGAAACTTGAATAGGAATACCATCTCAATCTATCTATACCAAAAGAGGGGGCTGTTTTCGGTCTCCTCTTTTATTTTCTCCCTCCTCTCTTTTTAATACGAAGTAATATAATTGTAAGGCTGTTGTTATTTTGGTAGGCTTGTCATCAAACCATGCCTCAAGACCTCTCTTCCCGAAGTCGTTTTCATAGACGAACCATGTTACCATACGAGCACAATCCCCCACGGCCATCTCTACCACATTGACATACATATCGACAAACCTGCCCCCCAAGGGTGGATTCCCCTCTCTCCTCAAGAAATTCCTTGAGAGCTTCCATTGTATCGACAAATTCGTCGGCTGTCATAGTGCGAATATATAAATAATTACCTTGATACCCTTATCTTTATCGGGAATCCCGCCCTGTTCCAGGCTATCAGCCCCGCATCCCTTGTTTCCTGGTTTGTGCGGCCTTTATATCCTGTTACCTCGCAGAATTCCTCATGTGTTATCTTCCTGTTTGCCCCCTTCCAACACTTGTGAAGGGGGCGGACTTTCTCTGCCATCACGCCCCAATGCTCACACATCTCTACTATTCTTTTTCCCACATCGTGATTTGCACCAACCGCCTTACCCTTTGCCGCCGCAGTCCTTGAATTATCTCTTTTGTTCAGATGCCAGTTGCCCTCATTGAGCCATCCAGCCTCCACACATACCAAAATCTTCTTATCCTGACCACATATCCATATCAGCAAGTCAATCACCTTGGCAAAGGAGAGGCTTCGTAATTCAAGCGATTTTGTGCCCTTATCAAGGATTGCAACCCCTGATAGAATTATGTCCGGGTCTATCCCGATAATTATATCCGGCCGGAATCGAAGGGTTGTCAAATCTTTTTCTGTAATTCTCATAATAGATTGTGGTTTTATAGTGGTGTAAAAGGTGGTGGATTGAGGAGTGGTCTCTTCCTCCGAGAACCTTGCCTATATCCCCTGCCGTGAATCCCTTCTTGCTGGCCTCTTCGCAGAAAAGTACCCTTGCGGCAACTATGTGATACTTCCTGCTCGTGCCCTTCATCTGCTCACGCGATAGCTCCGCTATCCGGCAAACCCTGTTCAATAGCTCTTCCATTTGCCTCTTGTCTTTTAATCTGCCACTCTATCATGGCTTGTTGCACTTCTGTATTTATCAGATTCCTTTCCGTGGAGGATAATTTGCAGCTCTTTTCAAGGATAAAAACGAATTGCTGTATGAAACCCTCAACTTCAAGCATTCGCTTATTATCTAATGTTTTCACGGGGTTGGACTTGTACTCCCTGCTTACGTATTTTCCAAGTGCCCATATTCTTTTCCTAAGGATGTTTTGAAAATCGGCATCTTTGAGAACGTCCCCTATTGTGATGGGGTTTTCGGTTGTTTCCTCTTTCATAATCTTAATATCTGAATTTCGTAAACTGAATAATTGCCAGAGGCTCGGATAAATCGTAATTCTTGAACCAAGCCTTAAAATCTTCGAGGGAGAGACCATCATTCTTTGCTAATGCAGTCAAAGCCATGTCGTATTCAAATACTCTTTTTGTGGTTTCTTTATACAGAATTGGATGGTCAATTTTAATGAATCTGAATCCTATTTGCTGTACCCCACACCCCGAATCCTTAGCGAGTGTCGCGAAGACTATCTGTTTGCTTCTGTAAGGCTTATCAGACCAGTAGAATAGCTCTATAACCGCCCTACCTTCTTGGACCTCCCTCATGCGTTTTTCCCAAAGAGGGTAATTTGAACGGATGGTGTGGAGCTTAGTCCAAAAATTCCCGGCATAGCATGTGTCACAGAGCACGTGAGGACACACTTTGCAATCAAAATTTCTTTGTATTTTTAATTTAAAATTTGTCTCCTCTCCTTTTCTCGGATGGCTTACCGGAAAGACCCTGCTGACCGATAGCCGGTAGTGTTTTAGATTATCTTTCATTGTTCTCTCCTTTTATTTATTTTCTGTTTGATAGTCTATGTAATACGGAATTGCGGTATGATTCCATTCAAAGTCAACACATGTTATCGCCCTTATTGAATTGAGATTTTCGGGGAGATTGTATGCTATGCATCTGTGTCTTTTATAAAATTTGTTTGGATTAGGGTAAAAATATCTGAGATTCATGCAGTCCTTGCACCTTCTTTCTCTTGTCCAAGTCATTATTGCCATATTATGCTTTTATTAAATTTCTCCCATACTACAAAATATCCCACATTCCCAATTTCGGATTTTACCCCCTTTGTCAGATGGTTTTAATTCATCTAAAAAAATGCGTTTGCCATGCAGTTTTACCAGCTTACATCCAATCCTTCGGCTTTGTTCGGCTCTTTGCTGGAAGATTAACGGAAACTCACTTCTTACAAGATTCCAGTATGTTGGGCTTTGAGCTTTCACGCATCCTATGCAGTTAGCATTCGGAAAACCTATATTGTATATTTCAGGTATCTTTATCGCATCCTTGCGAAGCCTCTTAAAGCAATCATCTTTTGTTATAAAGTTTTCAATCAGCACTGGCAAAGTGTTACCCCTCTCACCTTCATTAAATTTTTTTTGTCTTTGCCACTCATCAATGGTAAAACCAAGCACATGGAAGTCAATGTTGTGCGACAATTCAAACTGATATCTTGCCTCTTTTTTCAATTCAAGCGTACAAGGTGCCCCCAAGACTCCACTCATATACTTCTTTTTGTCAAAAACTTCGACAATAGAGTGGTTTGGGAATTTTGAATTTACTGCCTCGATTATTGGGTGCTGAATGTATTCCTCTATCTGTTTCAAAAACCTCCTATTATCCTCATGCTCTTCTTTAATAGGATTATTAACTATTAGTATATCATGTGTTTGTCCATATTTTTCGATAGTCTTTTTAGCAGCAACTGCGCTTGCTGCTCCACAACTAAACCACACGGTGATTAATTTTTTCATATTATATTGTTTTTTATAAGTTGTTTCCCGCTAATTAAAATACCTGTAAGCCTCTTTCCCGATCCACTCGCCGAGCGGAACAGCCACACCGTTTCCGATTTGCCTATATATGTCGCTCTCTGATCCGGCAAAAGAAAAGCTATCCGGTACTCCTTGAAGTCTTGCATACTCACGAGTTGTGTAGGGTCTTATTCCATCAGGGTGAGAGCGGTCAATTACAAGCCTTGTCCCCCTGTCTTTTGCATAATGAGCCACACAGGTGGGGGCAACTGAATAAGGGTCTGATGGGTCTGAAATAATAGGTTTATCACGGTAATTACCGTTCAATCTCGATTTGATATAGTCTGGTATAGGCATTTGAGGATTTGGCTCAATTACCTCTGAAAGACTGATGCGTTTCTTAGATTTAGGAGGATCAATGACAAATCTTCTCTTGGTTCCTATCAGGATAAGCCTTTTCCTGCGTTGTGGCAACCAAGTCAGGGCATCCACGGGACAAAACACGTTCAGGTAATAATCCGGCAACTTTGTCATTGCCTCCATCACGACAGGGAATTTTCTCATTCCTGGCACGTTTTCGACAATGTACATTTCCGGCCTTTCGATTGCAATATGTCTGAAAAAATGAAGGTATAACTCATCACCTGTCCGTGTTCCGTGAATGTCCGCAGCAGCAGAATACCTCGTGCATGGATAAGTTGCGACCATAATGTCGGCAGGATCCTGAGAAAGAACCGTCTTGTCCCTTATGTCGCATTCAAGAACCGTGTGTGTGAAATTCTTGCGAAGTGTGTCACAGCATACATGATCTATCTCTAATGACTGTTGAATGTCAACACCTCCGGCCATCAGTCCCATGTCAAATAGCCCTGCCCCTGAAAAATACGATTTTGCTGTTGGTCTCATAATTATTGATTTGATGCGGGTTTGAGTATGTCAAATAACGTAGGAGCTGTCCTGTCGTTCTCTGCCTCTCTGTAATGACTTAATAACATTGATATTATTATTGAGCAAGTTGACGATATTATCATGATGTGGGGTAACCGAATTATACGATCCACGACACTGTACTATTTTCATTTCTGAAAGCGACAGCTCGATTGTTTCAATAGGTTTTTCGTCAATACGAGCAGACAGGCAAATAGAATCCTGCTTCAAAAAATATTCGTTTGTAAACACACAATGATGCAGAGTGTCACCTTCTTCGAGATACTCCTGCACGCTGTCGAGTGTCTTTATCTTGATGTTCTCTGATTCGAAGCAGATACCGAGCAGATGAGCTTTCTTCTCTTTAAACTCCTTTTCCCATATTTCTATTCTTGATCGTTTTTCTTCAATCTTGATGCGCTCTTGGACTGTTCGCTTCTTAGCAACGAAGCGGTCATGTTCTTTCTTTAGATTTTTAGGACAAACATACTTAGCGTTGTGAATATCTTTTTGAAAAAAACGTAGTAATTCAATGTAATCAGACCATATTTTTGCATCCTTAACAATATACCTGTTTCGTATACATATCTTGATTGAAGGCCAAAGCCGACTAAGAGAATAAGACTCTTGACTTAGGTTAGCTAACAGCCAGTATTGTTTTGCTTTAAGCATTGTTTCAAGCCGTGGCTCAGATGGCACAATCTTAATTGCTTCAATAAATGTTAAACCTGCAAGGTTGTGATCTATGCCGTACATTGTGTATTTGTAAAGTATTTTTGAGTCCGGATGAAAGTGCTCGGTATATATGTCATACTTGTTAGCCGAACGATACCAGCGATTGTAATCTTTCCTAATCTCCATGTCTCCGTTCCAGGAGTCGACTGAATAATTAAGGGTGTGATTTCTTGCAACTGTCTCGCGTTTTCCATCCTTGCGAATCCAGTGCTGAAGAATCTCACATGAGTAATATTTTGCCTGAAAGCCGGACTTGTGATGTGACCTTATTTCAAAGTATCTTACAACCTGATAGTCAAAGATCACCTGAGCAAAGGCGACGAACTCTACTTGTTCAAGGGTTGTTCTTCTTGACTTCTCTATACTTAACTTAGCACCACAATGAGGGCATGTTGCTCTTTTTCTAATCACGATATTAGGACTAAAACGCTCACCACAGTCAAAACATATAATGCGATTTTTTGTCTCATACCCTTTGTGCTGAAGCACATTTGACTTTGCCCATGACAGCATTTTATCATCTTCATCAGGCAGCTCTTTGCTCATTCTAACTACTTCAAGCTGCAATTTTGTTTTCGGTTTCATAGTTAGAATAGGCTTATCTGTTCTGCTTGTTTAGGCTGCTCTTTCTTCGCTGTCGGTTTCTTGAGAAGTAATTCGCGCTGATGCTCGACTTCTTTCTCGATAGCCTCCTGTCTTGCCTGTAGCTTCTCTTCTTCTGTGAGTACAACAGGTTCGGGCTCATGATTAACGACAACTTTACAGTTGACAGGCTTGCCAACTTCAATATTGTCTTCATCGTAGTAATGCACGGCCATGGAATATACTTCTTCATCTGTAAAGCCGTTGCAATCACTTTGTCTTACAGCATTGAGAATGTAAGTAATACAGTCGTCAAGGTTCTTTTTCTCTTTAGTATAAGCGGTGGAGAAAAGTTCGTCGCTTGCAGCCCTTTTATCTAAATATGATTTTATCGTTGTTTTAAAAATATCGGTTGTTTTCATCTCTATTGTTTTTTATATTTTCCACATCTGTAATACCTAAGCAGGAACATATATTTTTCATATTCACACCCTCCTAAAATCGGTCTTCTATCCGGTGTGAGCCTCTCGTAATCCGGTACACAAAAGACACACGTTTCGCAAAAGCCGGTGGGGGTTGGTTTTATGGCCTTCAAAACAATTTTGGTATTTGAAACTGTTGGTTATGACTGAAAGCAGAGTGGTATTGCCTCTCTATGCTCTCTCTTGTCTCTTTTATGGCCTCTTCGCGGCTCTTGAGACTCTGGATATACTCCTCAACATCCTCCTTTGTCTCTGCTATGTAGTACCCTGTCGATGTAGCTACAAGGCATTTTATCCTGTCTGTTGTTCTAAGGAAGTTGATAACCTTCCTGATTCGTGCTTCATTGGCGGTTATGCCGTGAACTTCGAGCAATTCGGTAACTATTTGCGAAGCTGTTATCTTGTTCTTGCTTCCGTGACATTGAATAATCATGTTGATTACTCTCGGTAGGAGGCTCTCGGCCTCATAGGTTGAAATTGTTTCCATGTTCGTTGTTTTAAAAGATTGTTGTTAGTTTTTTTTCCTTGCACTCCTTGAAAAAGTCCTCAAGGCTCGTTTCGTGCGCTTTTTTGCCTGTTTTTGTCAGGTAGTTGGACTTTGCATTACCAAGGTCCAGAATCTTTCCTTTTGGGGCTAAAATCCCCGATAATGTGGATTTACCTTTCTCTCCTCTCAGGTAGTCGGAATAAGCGCTATTAATCGAGGTCTCCATGATGCGCCTCTTCTCGTCGTCTGTCATGGTCGATTTCTGAGCTATCATTAACCTCTCCTTGTCCCTGAGGTGTGTTTTCATCGCCTCTGCTCTTTCCTCTGATACAGCATAAGCCTTTAACCACTTGTAGAAAGTCTGATAATTGATTCCATAAGTTTTTAGGTTGTCAAACTCTCCCCTCACCCCCGCCATGAAGCAATATGTTATCTCGGTTACCCTCAAGCATCTGAGTGAAGGATTATTGAGGATGTCCTTAGAGAGCTGCGTTGCAATCATATCCACTTCTTCGGTCATGGCGTTGGCTTCCATGCTCTTTGAAAGCCCGGAAAGAGCGTACACATTGAGCAACGACCTTGCTATGTCGGCCTTAAGCTCTCCTACACTCCTGTCTTTTACAAGTGCGTTTGTGCTAAGATGTTGAATAATGTGTTCTGTGTTCATCTGATGTTTGGTATTGAAATTTTGCTGCTATATCTGCCATCTGTGAAAGCGAAGTACCTTTTGGTTTCTGAGGGTGTCCCCTCGTCCGGTTATACTGTTCTTCCCTCTTGAACCATGTGGATAGCCGCCTTGATAACTCCCATGTCCTTTCGAGTTCAAAGCGCATCTGCTTCCCAGACTTTGTTTTCTCTGTCCAGTAGTCACAGAACGACTTTATCATATCCTCGCCATACTGCGGGACAAGCGTCTCACAGGAGTGCAGGAATTTGGCCTTTCGGTTTTCCACGGTGTTTACGACTTCAACGGGCTCAACAGGGGTAAATTCTTCCGGATTGTCGGCTTCCTCTTTCTCCCCCTGCACCTCCTCTATCTCTATAATACTATCCTTGTCTTTGTCCTTGTCTTTGTCCTTGTCCTTTAGAGTAGCGTAACCCTTACTAAGGGTTAGACAAGAGTTAGACAACTGTTGGTTATACCATTCTAAGGTTTCCTTATGTGCTGACAAAGATGTAATTATACCCCTATGGGCAGGGATGGAAGTGTTTAAAACCGTTCCGCATTGAAAAGATACCGTAGTGGTTATAAAAAGTTTCCGGCCACCGCAAATGATGATTATCCGCTCCTTTCCGTCAGAGTTGCATTTTCCGGCAAAATCGTTTATGTCTATACTTTCTACCCCTATGATTCTACAAGCGGTTATGATATTCACATCCCATATTCCCGCTGTGTCACACTTGGAAGTGATATAATGCCAGAAGAGTTTGTAATTAGGGGAGAGGGCCACAAACCAGTCTTTATCGTACAATTCTGTATCTGTAAATCTTTTTGCCATTTTAGAAGGATTTTTTTATTTTATAATCCCGACCCGGAAGAGCCGGGATTAATCTCTGGTGCTGCTTACTGCTCAATGATTGCGATGCCCGAAGCAATCTCTTTTATTTTTGAGAGTTGCTCATCAATTACCTTGTCACGCATTTCCTCGAGCACCTGATTTGCCCCCGGGGATAGAAGGACAAAGGCTACATCCCTGCCGCTGATTTGAGCAAATGTTTCAATCTCGATAGTTTCCGCAGAACATCCTTTGAAAATTGGAATAGACACTGTAAATGTCTTAGGAAGGTTAGAGTTCACAATTTGTGAGAAATTATCTGTCCGGTCTCCGCTTTCCTTGATTGATTTGTCAATTTTATTATTGACTGTCGCGGTGAAGTTCATTAACTCACTTACGAGTTTCATGTTTTCGCCTTTATCCAAGAAAAAAGACTTATTCATCTTGAGAAACATTCCCAGTTCGGAAGGTGTCCAGACCTTGCCTGAATTGATTCCGAACTCCACAAATTTTGGATTTAGCTCAAGTTTTCCAATGATCTCCCCTCTTAAATACTCGTCATGTTCGTTGTAAACAAGCTGTATGCTTATCTTGTCGCGATCAAAAAGAATATGGCAGCGTTTCTCTTCAATCTGGTCTGTTCCAACCCTTTGTCTTAGAAATTCCTGAACAGAGCCAATTGTACCTTCGATTTTGATTTTTACCGGAGGTTTTACCGGAAGCTCATTTACTCCCTGTACTTCCCTTAGGATGATTTCACCTCTCTCCATCCCGGCAGCGAGGTTGATTTGTAATTTTTCGTTTTGCATTTATTTATGAGTTAATCGTGAGTACCTGTTTTCATTTTGAAAATATTGCCTTGTAATTCTTCCGGCTTGGCCCTGCGTGTTTGCACAAGGTTTCCGTTCTTGTCATAGTATCCAACTTCCCTTGTCTCTTGATCTACAAACTTGTAGCATTTGTCATTTACATACTCTGATTTCTGCTTAATATCCGTAAGGAGCTTGCTAATATCTTCACGTATCGGCCTCATTTTAGCCTTATATCCCGCTACCACATCCGATTTTTCCTCGTCTATGTTATTTAGCTCAATCGACCTGTCTGCAAGCAAGTCCTTTTTTTCTGCGAGCTCTTCTTCAGAGAAGAACCGTGTATATCCGACTTCCTCTATTGAGTCTGCATTGTCCTGCAAGATTTGCAGGGTTTCGATTTGATTTTGTCCTTTAATTTGTTTTTCCATATATATAATTATTAATGGTTTATACTTTTTTAAACCCCTCCCTGTCTGGTTTATACTGTTAAAACACTAACACTTTGTTGTGGCAGGGAGAGGGTTTGGTTAACATGGGAGATCGTCTGCTTCGGCAGGCGGAAGATTATCAACTTCCTGTGATGATACTGGCTGAGTGTGAACTGAAGAGCCCACGCCCTTTCCTATATAACACCGCTCCTTCTTCGCTTCCCTCTCCTCCTTAGTCTGTCTTATATAGAGGGTATGGGTATTATTGAAAGTGTCCGGGGTTTTCATTCTTGAAACGGTAAGGTTTACATATATCTTTCCGTCTTTTCCCTTTTTTCTTGCCTCGGCAGGAATGTCGCTAAGGCAAATGAAACAATTAATAAAATCCATGATTATTTGATTTTTTGATTTAATAATTCTAAAACTGAATCCATTACCGAGACTTCGGTATCGTCTGTGTTTCCGGTTATGGCCTGACAGATGGACCATTTCTCCTGTATTACGGAGTATATCCACTCGTCAATAGTGTTTTTCCCAAGAAAATAAAGGCATTGAACTGAATCTTCCTGTCCTATCCTGTGAGCACGATCCTCACATTGTATGCAGTCGGCAGGATGCCAGGGAAGTTCTATAAATGCAACCCTCGAAGAGGCTGTAAGGGTCAGACCTACGCCGGCAGCCTTGATGGAGCAAATAATAATCTGTCGTGAAGGGTCGTTTTGGAATAATTTGACAGCCCTGTCCCTATGGGCGAAATCATCTGTACCCAAGATGGTCAAAGCATCAGGAAAGGCAGATTTAAGGGCATCCGCAACCTCGTGAAGGTGGCAGAACAATATTATCTTCTCGCCAGACTCCTTTATGTCGTTCACGAACTCTATAACGTCGTTTATCTTACCTCTTGCAGATATGTTTTTCAAGACACCTATACGGACCATTATCTCACCCCTGAGAGACTTTCTTATCTGCTCGTCGGTAGCATCCCTGTATAGTCTCAGATATGCAGCAAGGTCCTCAAGTGCATCGTCGTACTCCTTCTGTGTTGTTATCTCACATTTGATTATCTGCCTCACCTTTGGAGGAAGCTGTGACAATACGTCCGTCTTTTTCCTCGAATAGTAACAAGTGGTCTTTAGTTTATAGTTGAGTTCCCTGTAATACTGACCATTACAATATCTGTCGCGGAAATTTTTTAGCCCACCAAAATCAGAAAGCCTGTCAAGGATGGCCAACTGAGAGATAAGATCTTTAGCTTTGTTCACCACGGGAGTACCGGAGAGTAAATAAATAACCTTCTTCCTTTTTGTTATACCCTTGACGAGTTTTGACTGAAGGGTCTTTGGTTCTTTCACTCTGTGGCTCTCATCCACAATTACAGACTTGAATAGGTTTATGTTCCCAGAAAAAGATATGTCTGAGAGTTTCATTTTCTCTCCTTTCTTCGTGTTTATCTCTTTTACAAAATATTTTGAAAGGCTCTCATAGTTGGTGATAAAAACCTTTACAAGTCCGGCCTCATAGAAGTATGGCCACGTGTTTTTTATCCCGTCG